TCATACGATGCACTCCAATCTTTTAATCTCTTAATCTAATAATATGTAATCGACAAATTGTCCTATGAATGGGGAACAAGCCCAATTCTTGGATAAATTTTTATGTATTTCGCTTTGTGTAGATATTGTGCCATCCGAAAAATAGCGATTAAAGATTGAAAATGCTTTTTTCATGGTGTATGTGTAACAAAACTGTAATATTTGGAGCATAAAAAACATAAAAAAAGACATCCTTCATGGAGAGGATGTCTTTTCGAGGTCTTCTGAATCATCAACATGTGCTTTGTTGGTGTATACATAGTTTGAATAAGGTTCTGTTAAATCCTTTTTCCCAAACAAAAAAACATCCCTGCCGAAAGGAATGCTTTTTGGTTCTATATGAAAGGAGTAAAAGATGAAATGCCCCGCATCATTGCCTAGTGTATGTATTCAAAAGACGGAGTAAAAACCCTTTTTATCTACTGTTTTATTTAACTTTCCTTTTCCTCGTTGAATGGCATTGTCCACACTCTTTTCGGGTACTCCAAGCTGTTCCGCAATTTCCGAATAACTCTGTCCTTCCACATAAGCAGCGATTAAGCAGTCTCGTTCAATATCCGTTAAGATGGCACTCATTTTTTTTCTCAATTCGCGGGCTTCTTCTTGTTTTTCTAACATCATCAAAGGATTTAAATCAAAGCTTTCCTCTGTTTGCAGATGGTCGGCGAAGATGCCAGATTCTTCGTCATCGGTAAAGGTGTCGTCCAAAGAAAAAGACTCCTTGCGGTAATCTCTTTTTGGAACTTGCTGATAAATGATTTCTCCTACATAGTTTCGTTTATATAACATAAAAAAATAACTCTTGATATTGGAGATTTCAGGATTATATCGGGGAATGGCTTCAAAACATCTCGTGATAAAGGTGATTTTCATATCTTCAAATTCCGATTTTGCCGTATAAAAAGGTTTGATTCTTTGGTATAAATAAAACAATTTATTTAATTGTCCATAGAGTTCCTGTTCAACAGGTTGTCCTTCTCTGTATTCAGTGATAAGTTGTTCGATTTTGGCATAGTTCAATGTTTTTCACTCCAACAATGGTTTTATCTATCTTTTAAGTAATTCTCGTAAATCCTGTTTAGAAGGAATAAGAAAAAAGACGGTTTTTTTCATCGAAATACTTGATTTCCAGTTTATAATGATTATAAGAAAGACAGTAAACAGATGTGTTCGGCAGTGGTGCTGGATACTCACAGATAAATAGGACAGTACAGTTTAGGTAAATAAGAAAAATAAACAGATGACGAAGTTCATTTTTTAAAAAAAGCCTTTTCATAGGTTTCATTTGGAAAACACCGCTAAATGGGGTGTGCTTTGGCATGGAGAAAATCGGAGAGGCGAGAAGAAAAAAACTCACATTTTTTGCTTGTGTTTAGAAGAATATCGATTATAAACAGGGCAAGAAAAGGTAACTAACACACTTTTTAAAATGTGAGGTGATTTGAAATGGAAAAGAAATTATCAGAGCGATTATTAGAAGTTCAATTGATTTTAGAGGATTACCATGATAAAAATGTACCGATAGATTGGCGGGATACATCTGAATTTATCTCAGTGATTAATGAAGCAAGACAACTAATGAAACGAGTAGAAAGGGATGAGGAATAATGGAAGAGGAATACAAAGAAGAAAGTCCATTAACCATTGTGCTATTCACAGGCGGAACACTCGTATTCAATCTCCTTTCTGTTTGGCTGCTTATAACTGTTTTGCAGTGAAAAAACCACTTGAATAGTGGTCTTTTTAGCTGTTTAATTCTTTCCACATTTTTTTCGCTAGTTTTAATTCTGTTGGCAAGGGAAAACCTTCGATTCCATGTCTTTTTAAATGCTCATCAATCCATCCGTTGTATTGGTTCAGTTCCTCGATTCTCTGTTGCTCCAATTCTTGTTGTTTTTCCCATAAATCCTCTCTTATTTCTTGTTCATCGATTGTTCCATAAACATCGTTTAAATGGATAAACAACCTTTCCCAACTTTCAGGGTTATTAATATTCCCTTTGCTTTTCCACCCTTTAACTTTAGAATAGTTCCGCGTCCCTTTTTTCTCTCTTGCTTCTTTCACTTCATTAGGGTCATATGTTCGTTTATCCCATACATAGATGTAGTAGTTGCCATCATTTTTGGGTGATTTTAAGCTATAATATTTGAATTTTCTCTTTTGTTTTTCTATTATCATTTTCATCATCCCTTTCGTGGTTTACTACCTTATACCACGAATTTCGAAAGTTTGTGAAAAAAACCTGTGTTAGTTACCTGAACATAAAAAAAGAAGGAGCAAATGCTCCTAATCACAAGGTCTGCCAACCAAATTGAATAACCACTGTTATTCTATCATTGAGTTTTCTTTATCCAATGGCTCGATGATTTATTTTTGATAAATTTCTAAAAATGAATCATAGCCAACTTTATCTAATGAAGCCATTCTCTGTTCTGCCAAGTTTCGATTCAAAAAGCTGCCTGTTACACAACGGAAATAAGTTTTTCCGTCCTTTTGAAAGGCATCCAAGAAACTATCAAAATTTTTCTTTTGAAGTTCAGCGATTCTATCTAATCCGTTTCTCTTATCTAAGAAAGAACCTGTTATGACCCTGTAATACGTTTTCTTACCTGTAGTAGGAGGTTGGGTCACGGTCGGATTTTTAACTGCCTTTAATCCATAAGTTTCAACTAACCCTTTTACAATCGCATGAGCAATTTTTCTGCGGTAGCTATCACTTTTCAATAGTGCTGCTTCTTCTTTTTCAGTCATAAAACCGCATTCACACAAAATAGCCGTCATGTTGCTGGTTCTCAATACTGCAAAATTGGCGGTCTTGACTCCCCTGTTTCGTCTACCTGTATCTTTTACCATGTGTTTCTGAACCGCATTGGCTAATTTAACCGCTTCAGCAGGTTTTGAAGGATACACAAATGTTTCGATGCCTTTTGCAGTATTCCACCCTGAACCATAAGCATTGGCATGAATAGATACAAAAACGGATGCCTTATCACGATTCGCCCGATTGGTGCGCTCTGATAAACTAACATCCGTTCTTCCTGTTCTATCGTCTGCTCGTTTGACACTTACATTCTGATAATTCTTTAATTCCTCTTCCACATATACAGCAACTTTATTATTGAAATCCCATTCATACAGGCTTCCATCTGGTGTTCTTTTTCCTGGTGTGACCCCAAAACCTGCATGTCCCGCATCCAAATAAATAAGCATTCTATCAACTCCCAAATAAAAAAATGTATTTTCAAAAAAAATTAAAATAAATCTATGTAACTATCAATCAAACTTGAAAGGCTGATTAAAATGAACGAAACAACAATTGATATAAACAGGTTGTATCATCTTTATGTTATTGAAAAAAAGAGTGGTAGAGAGTGTGCTAAAATCTTGAACCGTGGAAAATCTTCTGTTTTAAGACAAATTAAGAAACATGGTTGGTCTCGTCCTAATATGCAGAGAAGAGATGAGTTTAGTCGATTTATAAAAAATGGTCAGGAACTGCCTGAACCATTTCTACATAATGCTCCTACCTTCAAATCAGGCATCACTAAATACCGAAAGATTGCTGAAATATACCGTATTCCGAAATTCTGTTTTCACTGCAACAAAACAGAAAACCTCCATATCCATCACATTGATGAAAACAGAGAAAATAATGACCCTAGTAATCTTAGATGGGTATGTGGAAGATGCCATAACACAATCGAACATGCTGACCGATATAATAATAGAGATGAATACGGTCGTTTTATTTAATTGCTGTTCTCAATCATTTATCCGCCTTTTTTTAGAAAGGTCGGTTAGTATGAATGAAACGGAATTAAAACAACTATATGAGCTTTATGTTAATAAGAAATACACGATGAGACAGTGTGCCAAAGTCTTACAAATAGATAGGAAAACCATTTCAAGACATTTGAAAAATCAAGGGTGGATTCGCAAAGATACCATCAAATATAATTTGGAACGGGATGAATACGGTCGCTTTGTGAAAAAAGGACAACAACTCCCTCCACAAGACCTTCACAACAACCCCACTTTTAAAAATGGCATTCAATCGTATCACCGCATCGCAGAAATTTACCGACTGCCGAAGTTCTGTTACCACTGCAAGAAAACAAAGGATTTGCATATCCATCACATTGATGAAGACCGAACCAATAATGACCCAAGTAATTTGAGATATGTCTGCAATCGTTGTCACCAAACCATTGAACATGCGGAAAAGTTAAAAAGAAGAGACAAAAAAGGACGCTTTATTTAAGTGTCCTTTTTCATTGGGTCATTCCCTCTTTCTTTCATGGTTTCAAATCGATTTTTAATAAAGGATGGAACTTTTGCTCCGCCTCGTTCTGCATTTTCTACAATGGAGATAAGTTCATTTCCGATGTAATAAATAATCGCTAATAGTTGTATCGGACTGTTAATCTCAAATCCTGCTATACTAAAATGTTCGGATATTAACACCATATCCGCAATATGACAAGCGATGACGACTAAAATAATTAACATCTTCCTCAATATCCCAATATAGGAGGTCTTTGATAATAATTTCCCTTGTATCGCACCCGCCATAATGCCTGTGATGAAATCAAGCAGCATCAAAACAAGTAAAAATCCCATCAAATCACTCCATCCTATGTAATAAGAGATGGCGCTAAACCCTGTACCAAATCCTATTTTTATCATCCATTCTTTTAACACATATAAAACCTCCTACTTTCCAATTAAAAAAGAACCTGTGAAAGGTTCTTTAAGCTATCTTTATTGAGTTCTCTCTGTTGCTGTCCATTGAACAGAGGTTGTGACAGTATTATTGGTTCTAACAATAATCAAGTCAAAATATGTTTCAGTGACGCTTGTTGTGCTCAAATTAACAACTCGTGGGTCAGATGTAACAGGTAGCAAAGCGATTGATGGTGTATTGTCAAACGGTTTATCAAAATACACTCGTTCTGTGATGGGTGTATTCGTTGATGGTATCACAATACTCACATTCCCCGCTTGAACCAATGGTGTTTCATTTGCTTTTTCCTTCAACTCATTGATAATTTGAGAAAGCATTTGAACGGATGTATCTGGATTTTGATGACGCATATAGGCAGTGAGATTGGATGTGATGATTTCCCAAGTAAACACCTCTTCGGTGTATCTTAAAACATCTATGATTCCACCATTTCCAGTGTTTGCGATATGGATGTCGCCATCAACTGCAACATTTGGCAGTTCATACCCTTGACCATAAGTGATTTTGTTTTGCTTATTCGGATTATCTTCTTGTTTCACATTGGCAAACCATTCATTTGCTTGTGCCATGAAATCTTCCCATTCTTGGTCATGATGTTCTCTTTGTGTGTGATACCAATTTTCATATTGATTAAAAATCGCTGTGGTGTCCGCTTGAATGGTGGAGTTCACCCATCCTGCTCTTGAACTATCCATACGAGTATCTGTGATGTTCATTTGGGAAATCCCTGCAGCATTCTTTCCAATATGGATTTCAGCTAGGGCTAATTCATAGATAGAATCCGTTCTCTCCACAAGGGGTGGCACAGGGTTCGTTGCAGGAACTCCTTTTTTCACCATCGTTTCGATTTTACGGTTGGGTATATCAAGTTGAACCACCATTAAATCCGTGCGATTTAATACCCCATCTGCTACATCTAGCGTGAGGTCTTTTCCGTCTGTGTAATACATATACCCTTCTACTATCGCTGTACCAGGCTGAACACTGACAACATAATTATCATTTGCTAAGACTTGTAAACTAGTAGATGGATTTGGAAAGATTCCAGATTGTAAGAACTGTTTAAAGTATTCCGCAAAATCACTTGCATTATATTCTCTATCGCCACTTACACTATTAAAAAAACTATATTTCTCCATTTACATTCCTCCTTCATCGAATTTCACATTAAATCGGCTTAAATCTCCTGCGATATGCTCTTCTACGGTCACAATTTGAGCATGTTTGACCATCCCATATTTCTGATTCACAACCGACACATAATCTCCTTCTACATAATCCACTCCGTACACTTCATCAACTTCATTTAAAGTGAAGGTATAATCGTAGATAGGCTTTTTCCCTGCCAATTCCAATCTTCCTCTTGACCGTAGTAGGTCTTTTTCTTGTGCTTCTGTCAAAGTGGTTTCGTTTTCGTCTTGAAGCGTATTGGTAATATCACTCGCTTGAACGAACATCTCTTTTCTCGACCAACCACCTATAAAAGAAAGTTCATCGCCTACTGCAATTTGTAGAGGAGTATCATCCCCACTTGCCACATAGACATTCGTTTTACAGTCTTTTTGGCTGCTTGTTAATACTTCATCAAAGGTATCATTCCATTCATGCACCCATCGAATCGGAGTATTCTCGGTTTGAATGATGGTTCGGTCAACCCCCACTCGTGTCGTGAATTCATAAACTTTCTCTATCGGATTAAAAAAGATTTTAAATCCGAATTTTGTTCGTCTTCCAAGTTCTGTCATAATGGCATAAAGGGATTCCCCCCAATAGCCTTCTTCAATCAATCGTCCTCGCAGTAAGTTGCCTTTTCGAACTAAATGGGGAATATTTCGATAGGAATCTTTGGCATTCACCATATTGTTTTCCACTAAAATGTGCATCACTTGTTCTGCGGGGTGATGTAAATGGGTAGGATGGATGACCACACGGTTATCCAACAGACTTTCTAACCCATACGCATATCCGATAATGGTTTGTTCACTTTCTTGAATGTCTAGAGTATGTATCAAAAAGCCTTTATTGCTATTTTTCCGATAAAGAATTCTGCCTGTTCGTAAAGTGTCGTAGGTATCGACATCAAACGGAATGGCAAATGTCATGGTATCCACTTCATAAAAGTTGTGCTGAATGGTCATTTCACTAAAATGAGAAATGATTCCCTGTAGATTTCTAAAGATTGGGTCAAACACATACCACATTTAAATCCCTCCCAATCTCTCACGGTAAGAGATTTCCACTAGTAAATATTCCTCGTTTTCGTCCGCAGCAAAGCGAAAGACATTATCCCCGACCCTTAAATTCATCATTTCAGAGCTTAAATCGAGTGCATAATAAAAGGGTTCTTTAATATTTCCTGTTATCTTTGAAATCTCTTTTTTTCGACCTGTATTGATATAGAGTTCTTCTCCAGGAAGTAAAGTGGTGTTAAATTTGATTTGCTCACCACTATAGACATTTAAAAGTGAAGGATTGACGACCGTATTCGTGGCTTTCATTTTAATTTCAAGTGGACACTCCATTACACCAGAGTTATACACCGTTTCGATTAAACCACTTGTCGATTTTTCTCCAAATACAACCGAATTAAATTGGAGAGGAAACGAAAATTTAGGTACGACATCCGCAAAAACAATGTATTTCTTTGCTTTATAAATAAACGGGTCTGTGCAATGCAATTGAAGAAGGAATCGTTGAAAAGAATGGTTGCTGTTTTGAAACCCGCTTTCGAATACAGGGAAACTCACAGGATACCCTTCGATTTGGTAATAGATGTTTTCATCTTCAAACTCCACTATGACTTTGTTTTTGGGATTAAACACTCGGTAAAGCGTATCCCGATGTTTTTGGATAATGGAATCTTTCATACCCGAAACTCGTATATACCCCTCTAAATCCACATCTCTTGTTTGAAAATTACTTCTTAAAAAATTTGCACCGTCTGTGTTTGCATCAGATGTAATAATATTGGCACTAAGTCCGCTTAAATTGACTTTTTGTGATAATTGAAAAGGATGTTGCGTTAGCAACACCCTGTCTGTTCCGCTCGTTAAAGTTACTTTCATGAAATCCCTCCTTGAAACCGTAAGCGTCGTAATAATCGGTCTTGTTCTTGAGCAACTTGGAAAGGATTTTGACTGCCTTGTATCGTAATGGTTGGGGAGAAGTTTGAAGTATAATTGCTTTGATTTCCATACACACCGTTTCTTGCACTTTGTGGAATGTGGACATTTGGAACTTGTGGGAAACTTGATAGGGTTGCTCCAACCATCTTCGCACTTGCTTGATGAATGACACCCAAGTTATCCGTCATCCCTTTAGCAATCCCACTAGGTAAGTAGGCTCCGATTTCTTTTGCCATCAAGCGACTAGGACTTTTAATTTGAAAACGGGTTTTCAAATAGGAAGTCAATCGGTCTTTCACTGAGTTCGCTGCCGCATCGAGTAATGTTAAGTTTTTATCTTCTTTCATACCCTTTGCAATTCCACCGATGATATCACGACCGAGTTTTCCACTCTCTAAATCTTTGAAGGCATCGGTGATAGATGCTGCCGCTCGCTGAGCTGCACCTTTGAATCCATGTTTATCGATTGCTTCACGGATTTTTCTTACCGTTTCTTCTACTTTTGGGACAATTTCTTTTAATTTTTCATAAAAGTGCATGATACCTGACTCGATATCTTTTAGATACTCATCAAGAGCATCATTATTCATGCCGATTTTTTCTAACATCCAATCGGCTGTGTCTGCAATTTTCTTTCCGATATTGCTAAAGAAAGTAGAAATTTCATCCCAATAATCAATAATGAGTTTGATTCCTGCATACAGTCCAGCAAATGCCCCGATAATCAATCCTAATGGACCCAATCGAAGAAGGCTTAATGCTTGTCCAAATGTACCTAAAATCGTGATAACAGGACCTATAACGACACTGATTCCTGCAATCGTTCCAATAAGAGCTAAGGTATCTCCATCTAGTTTTGAAATGAAATTCCACACATTTTCAAAAGCTTTTTTTAGTGGCGGAAGCACTTTGTCTGCAACCTCTTTGATGGTTTCTTTGACTTTTTTCCAATCAATGTCTTTGATTTTATCACTGACCTTTGCAATCCATTTTTCAAGCTTTGGCAGGTGTTTGGTCGCAAACTCTAGTATCTTTGTTCCAATTGGGATAAAAGCGGTCTGAAAATCTCTCCATGCTTTGGTGAACTTAGCCGTAGGTGTGTTTTGCATAGCAATAGTAGAAGCTTCAATGCTCCCTTTTACATTGACATATTCTTTGTTAACATCGTTCAAGCCTTGAAGCACTTTCAGGGCGTTATCTTCACCCATGCCCCCCCATAGATTACTTGCGAGTGTCGCTTTTTCCGTGTTGTTTTTCATTTTTTCCAGGTCAGCAATCATGCTCATCATGACTTCTTTTTGTGGTTTTTTCCCTTTTTGCCACTCTTTAAAGAGATTTTGGGTTTTCTTTGAAAACTCGGTGATGTACTCTTCCGTTCTTCCATCGACCATCGAGATGCCCATTTCTTTGATAAGGTCGTTCACTTGCGATAATCCATAGGCATTATTAGAAAGTCCGTTGTCCATTGTGGCGAACATTTCTTCTGCGGTGAACCCAGCGCTCTTCCACAGTTGTCCGAATTCATCTAATACATCGGCAAGGTCATTGGTCTCATTGAGTCCTTTTTTCGCACCTTTGTGCATCAAATCCATTGCCTGTTCAGAAGTGAGTCCAAAGTTCCCCATCAATGAATCGATACCTCGAATGGTCTCTTGTATATCACTTTCCAATATATCGTTCAAGACCATGGCTTTTTTGGTGACTTCACTGATGTCTTCATCTTTTCCTAGGTTGCGAAGATACAGTTTGACTTTAGCAATGTTAGTCGTGACTTCATCCAAGTTCTCTCCGAACCCATCCCGCCATAAACTTTGTGCCTCTTTGGAAAGTTCTTTTGCCTGTTCAGTCGTTAAATCAAGCATGGTGAACAATTTTGCTTGTGAGTTGGCTACATCAATCGCACCTTTCACACCGATTGTGCCAAGTGCTGTTCCAACCGCCGCAGTGGTTTTAAGAGCCACTCCTGTCAGATTCAAAAACCCTTTGGTCAAGACAGAAAGCTTTCTACCGACATCTTTCATTCCTTGACTGACCTTACCCATCGAATCGTTCAGTTTGCCCCAAGACATTTTTTGGTCTTTAATTTCTTGGTCTACTCTAGCTAGTGCCATTTCCGTTCGTTTGACTTGAGTCGTCATATCAATGTATTTGCCGTGTAAACTTTTTAACGCTTTTTCATCTTTTTGCTTGGCTTTGACCGCTTTGTTATACTCGTTTTCCAGTTCTTTTAATGCTTTTTCATCAAGTGATTTCGACTTCACCGCTTCATCGTATTGTTTTTTCAGGTCCCGAACATTTTTTTCATTCTCTTGTAACGATAAATTGGTTTTATCATATTGGGATTGAATGGAAGCTAAAGCGATTTTTTGTTGATTCAAAATCCCTTTTAACCCTTCCGCTTCTTTGCCTAAGTCATCAAGAGACTTGTTATACTTATCCACACCGACCATAGAAGATTTGAATTCTTTTTGCATGAGGTTCAAGTTACTTAAAACATGACCCATCCCTTTTTCGAGTTGTGAAGAATCAAGGGAAAAGCCAATTTTCAGTTTTGCAATTTCTTCTGCCATATGCTCCCTCCTTTCTTACTCATTAAAAAACAGCATCAATCGGAACCACTTTTGGCGCTGATGCTGTTTCGCTATCGTCTAGTTCCAATATCGAAAAAAACCACTCGATATCCCATTCGTCGATTTCTGAAATGCCAAACCCTTGCGACATGAGGGTTTTGTACATTTTTTTTATCGTGAGTAGCGGGTCTTCATCGTTTATTTTTTTTTACCGTCTACTTCTGCCTTATTCCCAACAACAAACATAATGGTTTCTTGAATCAAGTCCACTAAATCGGTTGAAGCATAGCCGTCATAAATCTCATCAATGGTAAATTGGTTGGCGAAACAGTCACAGACATACTGTAGCAATTCGTCCAGCATATCAGGAGATAAGTTATTTAAATCTCTCTCTTGGGTAATCACGAGGGCTTGGCGGAACAAACGAGCTTTTGGAGCAGGAGCAACATACGTTTTTTCTAATAATTCAATTTTCATCATTTAAAACCACCTTTTTATAAAAAGAAAACAGGTAACTAACACAAATAAAAAGACAAAAAAAGAGGATAGAGCCTATCCTCTTCATCTATTAAACTCCTGTAGAAGCAGAAGGGTCGTAAACCGCATTGTACCAACCATCGATAACCGCTTGGTTTACAGCTTCATCATCACTATCGACCACAAACTTGAATTTCTTGTCATAGTTACGAGAAACAAAAGTAAAAGTAATCGTCTTACTTTGGAAGGTTGGAGCACCATCACCTTGTGTTTCGAAAGCATCTTCTGGAATATTTGCTTTTCCTTTCAGCATAGCGACCATTCTTTTTTCCCCATTTCCTTTTGTTCCTTCAAATAAAAACGCCAGGTAAGGAGCATTGTATTTGCTTGAGAATTCCAACACACCATCACTATTTTTTGTTAGTCCATTGATTTTTGCCAACATGCTATTTGGAATGTCTTTCGCTTCAATGGTTACCTCTGTCACACCGATGGCACTTGCGGTTTCTTGTGCTGCATTATCACTGAACTGGGTTGCTGTTTCTACATTAGTCGTAACGGTTGCATTGACGAGTGGTGCAAATCTTTCTGGTTTTTCGTAAACAGCACCCGTTTCTGTATCACTTGTCATAAGAGCGAAATGCCCATTTTGTAAACCTGTAATAGAACTAATTTCTGCCATATATCAATCACTCACTTTCTCGAATAAATTTAAATCGAACACTTCGTTGGTGAACACCCGATTCATAATGAGCGAACTCATTTTGACGAATGCCACCCAATAAAAAAAGCGATTGTCGCAAACTCTTATAAAGAGCCGAGTAATCACTTTTAGAAAAAATATCAAATTGATAATAGAACGCTTCTAGAATTTCTTGGTTATCGGCATACGCTTCAGGTCGTCCGTCATACTCCGAATACACGATGTAGGTATCAGAATCCCCTGTATACTCTTCATAAGCGAAATCAACCCCAAGAGTGGATAAGGCTTGGATAATTTCGTTATCTATCATTTCAAGCCCAACCTTTCTTTGGCTAAGCGGATGATTGTTTCTTGAACTTCATCTTTTTTATTGAGGTAGGATTTCTCCATAAAAGGGTCTTTTTTGATAGATTTGGTCCCGTATTCGATGAATGCAGACCAGAAACTTTTTCCCGTGGTCAGATTCATTTGCTGTTGTTTTTCATCCCATTCCAATTCAATGTTGTCTTTTAATTTCCCATATTTTTTTTCGTATGGATGGGTTTTTTTGTTGCTTGGTGCGTTCTTTTCAATTTCTTTCTTAGCGGGTTGAACCGCTTCGGTTAAGACCTCTTTCGCAATTGTTTTCCCTGTATCTCCCATATCCTCTAGCCTTTTGACTAATGCTTGTAATCCTTCAATTTCACGCTTTGCCATTAAACCACCTCACTTGCGGATAAGACGAGGGTTTTCTGCTCAAAATCTTTATCTTCAATATTGGTAATCTCATACTCTTTCTCTTTATAGCGGATACGAAGTTTCTTTAAAGGCATCTCTTCAATCACTTTTTGATAGCGGATGGTAAAAAGAATGGTGCGGTTCTCGGTTACTTTTTCGTTCTCTATGAATTTAGAACGCTTTTCTTTTTCCATTTTCGCCCATACTTTCTTCCATTCCACCCAAGAAGATGTGGTAAAACGACTTGTCATCGGTGCTGGTTCTTCCTTTATGAGGGAAATTTTATGTTTTAACTCACCTGGATTCATTCCGTTTCACCCTCTTGGATTTCAGAGGTCGTATATTTAATTTGCTGTAAGATACTTTGTAATGAGAAAGCCAATTGGTCAGCCTTTCCGACAACCTCTCTGTTCTCATACCAATGCCCAATTAACAGCATCTGAGATAGTTTAAATAATTCATCTGTTTTGTCCGCATTTTTATGAGTCGCATTAAGGATGTAGTTTTGACTTGCCAATAATAAAGAGGACAGCAATGTGTCCTCTTCTGTAAAATCCTGTTCAATTCTGAGATAATCTTTGACTTCATTTAATGTTAAGCTCATTTTTTCACCTTCGTTTCTTTTCTAGGTGATTTCACTTCCTGAACATAACCAAATTTGATGAGTTTCTCGGCTACCTCTTTTGAAAGTTCAGCAGTTTCTCCCGCTTTCAATTCATACCCGATACCCACACAATCAATCACAGCTTTTATTTTCATCATATCCCTCCTTCAATAAGAAAAGAGGGAATAAATCCCTCTATCAATTAAGCCAATGTTACTTGTCCATATACGAATGCTTCCACATCACGAGATTTCACTTCTTCACGCTCGATTGCACGGAACATTGTGTTATCAGTGATGAATGAATCACCTGCTTCGGTAGATGCAGCGATGTCGGTTTGCTCACGGTCAAACAGTACAACTGCTTCTTTTAAATCACCAATGATGATAGGTGCTTTTGGAGATTCAGGAACAGACACATCAGATGGAAGGTCTTTATTAGACTGAACTTCAATATCTACTCCGAAAATTTGCTTACCAGTGGAAGCTGTTGCAGATGGTTGAAGTAAATAATTTCCTTCGCCATCTTTTAATTTATCTAAGAAGTTGAAACCGTCCTGATTCGTTAACACGATAGCTGTATTACGGAATGAAGGGTCTAACTGAACATTTAGAACATCCTTAATGTCATCTGCATCCGCAATCGCAGTTTTTGCTTTTTTATTAAGTTCAGCAAGGATTAATTTGTTACGAGTCACGCGAGACTCATCCCCAATCCATTTCACCAAAGTGTCTTCGATGGCTTGGTCTGAATCCTTTAATAATTCGTTTGTTACTTTGAAGAAACCAGCATATTTTTTCACAGAGTAAGGCAGGTTTGTAAATTGTGGAGTAGCCTTCTCCAAAATCTCACCGTTTTCACCTACTTCAGCAAATCCTGTTTGTTGAGAACGAGCCTTAAAAGTACGAGAACCACTCATTGTGCTTACAGGTTCAACCGTGATAAGGTTTTGTAAAGCACCTTTTGCTTCACGAAGTTCATTGATACGAGTAAGAATGTCTTGAGGTACGGTATAACCACCGTCAGCACCCGAACCTTCGCTCATCGCATTTTTGAATTTAGAACGAACGGCATTTAAGAACTTTGTTTTTTCACTGTCTTTTGCTTTTGGTTGTACTTTGTTTTCAATAACTTGTTTCTTTTCATCTTCTAAAAGGGCTTGTTCTACTTCAATTTGCTCTTTTAAATTCTTAATCTCTCCATCTAGCAATGCTTTTGCTTCTTTTGTTTTGCCTTCGTTTGCAAGATTACGAGCTTCTACTTTTTTGTTTTCCAACGCTGCCATTAATTCACGCAATTTATTCATTCAAAAATCACTCCTAAAATAATAATTTTTTATTTTTAAAACCATAAAACGAGTTAGATTAAATCTATCTCTAGTAACAGATTGTCTATTTCGCTTTCAATTTGTAGGCTATTCTCCACTTTCGACTGTTCCCCTGAACCTACCCCTTGCTCACTGTTTTTTACCGTGTCAGAATGGATAGTTTCATCCGTGCGATTATGTAGTTCACTTTCATTTGTTTCATTTTCTTTTTCAGAAGTCCTTTTTAGGAATTCATTTGGTATGTTTTTGTATTTATTTTCGTAGCCATCAAATTTAGCAGCGATTTCTTTTGCTTCTACGACTTCATCGCAAAGTCCTAACTCTAAACATTCTTTCGCAGTAAGCCACGATTCATCATCCATGATTTCAATCAATTTCTCACGAGTTAAAACAGAAGATTTGCTCAAGTATGCTTCAACTAAACTTTCACGAATTTTATCTAAATCATCGGCAAGTTTACGGAACTCATGTGCATTCCCATACATCCCTGTCATGGGGTTGTGAAGCATTTGCATACTATTGACAGGCATAATGACTTTATCTCCTGCACTAGAGATGACCGATGCGATACTCGCTGCTAATGAGTCAATGTAAATGACCACTTCTGCTTTATGACGCTTTAACATGGAATGAATCTGCTGGCCTGCGAACACATCTCCGCCTGGACTTGATAGATATACTTTAATCGTGGAAACATCCCCAAGTGCATCTAAATCATCTTTAAATTGTTTAGGTGTGACTTCATCGCCCCACCATGATTCACTCGCAATTTCACCATACATGGTGATTTCACCAATGTTATCGTTTTTAACAATGCTCCAGAATTTCCGTTTCATTTATTCACCTCCTTTACTAGATTGAATGTTTTCTAGGTTATCTAAGAAAGTTAAATCTTGCGAAATGAGGTTACGGTCACCGTATCCTTTAAGCTTGTCTAATTCTTCTAACGCTCTCACTTCATTCACGGTCATGAAACCGTTTCTGACCATCATTTGATAATACTCAGCTCGTGTTTTACTATCTGCACGAAGAGCAGAAGTCATATTGAATTTCACATAATACCCTTCTCTTTGCTCTGAGCGAGTAAATAACTTGTAATTCATCTCTTGCTCAATTTGGCAACAGATAGGCATCAGTGTGTGTTCGACATAACTCATCGATAAATGCTCAATATTATTAAATGTCGCTCGTTCAAGGTCTCCGATTAGATGGGCGGGTACATTGAAAATACGAGCAATTTCCCGTAAATTGAAGTTCGCTGATTCGATAAATTGGACTTGGTCGAGAGGGATGGATATATTGTCATAACTTAAACCGGAATCAAGTACAGCTACCGTTCCTGAGTTTGACATACCCGCATTCATTTTTTGC